GGCACCGGCGTGTCGCTGCCCTTCAAGGGCCAGCCGCTGCAGGGCCACTCCGGCATCAAGAAGATGGACGACGGCAGCTTCTGGATCCTCACCGACAACGGCGCGGGCGCCAAGGCCAACTCGCCCGACTTCATGCTCTACCTGAACCACTACAAGGTGGACTTCAAGAGCGGCAAGTTCAACCGCATCGAGACCGTCTTCCTGCACGACCCCGACAAGAAGGTGCCCTTCCGCATCGTCCACGAAGGCACCAAGCAGCGCTACCTGACCGGCTCGGACTTCGACCCCGAGAGCTTCCAGTTCGCCGGCGGCGCACTGTGGATCGGCGAGGAGTTCGGCCCCTTCCTCATCAAGGCCGACCTGAAGGGCAAGGTGCTCGCCGTGTACGACACGCTGGTCGACGGCAAGGCCGTGCGCTCGCCCGACCATCCGGCCGTGACCACGCCCGGCGCTCCAGGCGGCGCGGTCGACTTCCAGATCAAGCGCTCCAAGGGCTTCGAAGGCATGGCCTCGTCGAAGGACGGCAGCAAGCTCTACGCGCTGCTCGAAGGCCCGGTGTGGAACGCCGAGGCCAAGGACTACGAGAAGGTCGAAGGCAAGGAGGCCTTGCGCGTTCTGGAATTCGACGTCGCCACCGAGAAGTGGACCGGCCGGCATTGGAAATACGTGCTCGAGGCCAACGGCAACGCCATCGGCGACTTCAACATGATCGACGGCAGCACGGGCCTCATCATCGAGCGCGACAACGGCGAAGGCACCAGCGGCAAGGCCTGCCCCGAAGGCCAGAAGCGCACCGACTGCTTCCACGACATCGCCAGGTTCAAGCGCGTCTACAAGGTCGAGCTCAGCGATGCCAACGTGGGCGGCCCGGTGCGCAAGATCGGCTACATCGACCTGCTGAACATCGCCGACCCGGACAAGCTCGCACGCAAGCCCCTGAACGACGGCGTGCTGAAGTTCCCCTTCTTCACCATCGAGAACGTCGACGTGGTCGACGCCACCCGCATCGTGGTCGGCAACGACAACAACCTGCCGTTCTCGAGCAGCCGCGAGCCGAACAAGGCGGACGACAACGAGTTGGTGCTGCTGGAGGCGGGGGCGCTGCTGCAGGCGAAGTAAGGCTACGGCTGGAACGCGATGTCCGCGACGATGCGCGCGACCTGCCGTTCCACCAGCCTGTGTTCCGCCGCCAGGGCCCGTACCGACTTGCCCGTGCTGAAGTCGGTGCGTATTCGCTCGTTGCGGATCGCGTCGAAGGCCCGCTTGGCCTTCGGCAGCACGAAGCGCAGGCCAATGCCATCGACGGCGTACTCGTCGCTCAGCGCGCGCAGCTTGTCGAAGCCGATCAGGCTCGCCAGCGGATGGTCCGGCGCCGGATGGGCCGGGATGTAGATCCGCAGGCCGCCGTAGCGCTCGATCAGCCGCAGCGTCGCGGGCAATCCGATCAGGCGCACGAACTCGCGCAGCCGGGGCGGCAGCAGCTCGCTCGCCAGCGCGGTGGCGGCCTGCCGGAAGCCGCTCGAAGCTCGTGACGACGGGGCTGCATCGATCCTGTTCGACGGAAACGGTGCGCTGCTGACGAATTCCTGGGCGTGCATGGTCGTGTGTTCCTCTGATCCAGATAAGGGGCGTGTTGTTGTTGTCTGCGTTGTTCCTCAGGCTGCTGTAGCACAGCCTGCCTGCGCCTGATTCGAGCCGCCCCGGTAGTCGCTGCGATGGCCCAGCAGCAGGCTCGGGATGCGCGCGAAGTCCATGGCGCCCGGCCTGATGACCGGCACGACTTCGGGCTCGTAGACGCTCGAGTCGAGCAGCATCACCCGTCTGCCCTTCGCGACACGCCCCGCCACGGGGCCGGGGCCTTGCTTCCAATGGGGCGTGCCGCCGACAGCCACGCTGTGCACATGGCCGCTGCTGGCCAGCTTCGCCAGGTGCTGCCGCAGCGCACCGTTGCCGGGCTCGGGCCGATAGCCCTCGACGCGCTCCGCCAGCATGCTGTCGAGCTCCTTCGCGGAGGCGGCTTCGTTGGCTTCGAGATGCGCGGCGACGGCGCGCTGAACTTCGCCGGTCAGGTCTCGATCGGGTGTGACGCTCATTCGGTGGCTCCTTCTTCCTTTTCGTTCGTCGGGGTGGTGCCGAAGGTGTCGAGTACCCGGCGGGCGATGCGATCGGTGCTTGCCTTGCCCGCGCCGTACTTGCCGCTGCCGTTCAGGACCTGGCTGATTGCGGCGGCGCTCAGGTGCAGCCGCGCCGCGATCTCGGAGCGTCGGCGGCCGATGCAGGCATCGCGCAGCAGGGCGAACCAGCCTTCCTTCATGTATGAGGGCGGCGCACTGGTCACGAGGCGCTGCCTCCGCGCGGTGCCGGGGGCGTGGCGCCGATGTCGCGCAGCAATGCATAGCGCTTGAGCCCGTCCACCCGCCGCGCTTCCACGCGCACGGCCCGCGGGCATTGCCGCGACCAGGACAGCATGAGCGCACCGGCCTGGCGGCGGCCCTGGGCGAGGTCGTCGTCCTCGCCGGCCAGCAGGGCTGCGGCCTCGTCGGCCGTCAGCGCGCGCCGGATGCGCAGCAGGTTCCACAGGCGCTCGGCGAACGGGTCCGCATCGCGGACTACCGCGTCGGGTGCGGGTTCGGAGGCGGCCGATGCTTCCTGCCCGGCCTCGGTGTGGCGCTGCGCGAGCGCCATCAGCGCCTTGGCGACGAACCATTCGGAAGTCGTGTTTTCCTGCATCACTCGCCCCCTTGCTGGCGCGCCGGGGCGCTGGTCCTGGCTTGGTCTCTTCTCACAGTACGTTCCTCCTCGCTCGTGGCACTGCTGCTCGGTTTGCCGGTGTCGGCGCGCGTGCCCTGGTGTCTTTTCAAACCGGATCGGGTTGTTTCGACCAGCTGCACACACGCCTTTAACCCAAACGGGGTGTCAGTTCATATAAATACCCTGTTTTGTGTCTGTTGCTTCGATTATGCACATCATGTGAGTTTTTGCAATCAAGAAAAACATGAAAACGAACTTTTCGAAGTTCTTTAACCTGAAATGGGTTGCAAAAGTACTTCCGGATGTCTAGCATCGGCGCGTTCACACAAACCAGAGTTACCGTGACGCCGCAAATCAACACTCCACCCGACGACACCGAGGTGAAGGCTCGTGTCGGTGAACTGGCCTTGGCGCAAGGCGCGCGCGTGCGCGACCTGCGCAAGCAGAAGGGGCTGACCATCGACGACCTCGCGCAGCGCAGCGGGCTCCACTTCAATACCGTGGGCCGCATCGAGCGGGGCGTCAGCGATGCCAGCCTCGAGCAGCTGTATGTGATGGCCATCGCGCTCGGGGTCGATCCCGCCGAGCTCAACCCGTTTCAGTCGGTCCATCCGCCGAGCCAGCTGTCGACCGGGCTGGACGACGAGGCCTTCGTGCTGGTCGACCTGCTCGACGTTCGTGTGAGCGCCGGCAACGGCGCCGTCAACGGGTCGCAGGACCACATGGGTCGTTTCGCGTTCAGCCGTTCGTGGATGGCGCGCAAGGGCGTAAAGCCGGCGCATGCGCGCATCGTCCATGCGCGCGGCGACTCGATGGCCGACAAGATCAACAACGGCGACATCCTGCTGGTCGACACCGCGAGCAAGTCGCTCGACCAGGACGGCGTGTACGTCATCCAGCTCGACGGCCACGACTACGTGAAGGTGCTGCAGCGTGACTTCTCCACCGGAGGCCTGCAGATCATCAGCTACAACCCCGCGTACAAGCCGCAGGTCCTGAGCGCCGAGCAGGCTGCGGAGCTGCACATCAGCGGCCGCGTTGTCTGGCACGGCGGCGAGATCTGAAGCATCGCGACAGGCGTCGCAGTGTAGGAAGCAGCGCTTCCTGAAGCCGAGGCCGGCCGATGTCGGCCTCAGTCATTTGACCCTTGCGCCCGACGATTCGGGCCATGGGCAAAGACACTTCCCGAACACCTTTCTTCTTCATCAGACATCGCCGCGGGCGTGAACGGGGCCAGGCCCCGCGGCAGCTGCTTGCCGTGCTCGCGCTCAGCGCTGCCGGGCTCGTCGGCATCGTCGCGCGCGAGGGCTACAGCGACAAGGCATACCCCGACCCCGTTCATGGCACGGCTGTGCCGACCATCGGCTTCGGCACGACCGAGGGCGTGCGCATGGGCGACACCACCACTCCCGTGCCCGCGTTGCAGCGCGCATTGCGCGATGTGCAGACCTACGAACACGCGCTGAAGCAATGCGTGAAGGTGCCGCTGCACCAGCACGAGTACGACGCGTACGTGAGCCTGGCCTACAACATCGGCGCATCCAACTTCTGCACCGGTGGCCGCAAGGGCGGCACCTCGGTGCTGGTGCAGCGCCTTGATGCGGGCGACTACGCGGGCGCGTGCGACGCGATCCTCGGCTGGAAGTACGCGGGCGGAATCGACTGCTCAGCACCCGGCAACAAGACCTGCGCGGGTCTCTGGAAAGACCGCCTCAAGCTGCACGCGCAGTGCCTGGGGAATGCGCAATGAACCTCACTGCCAGGGCCTGGGCGGGCCTGATCGCCGGCGTGCTGATGGCGCTGCTTCTTGCCGCGGCCGGCTTCGCGATCCACGGTGCCGGCCGCATGCAGGAACGCGCGGCCTGGCAGCAGAAGGAAGCGCAGCGCGCAACGCAGCTCGCGCAAGACCTGCAGGCCGAGTACGAGCGCGGACGCGCTGCCTCGGCGCAGTACCAGCTCGGCGCGAGCGCGCTGCAGTCCAGTTACCTCTCCCTCGAAGGCCCGACCCGTGATCTACGTCAGCGCGTTTCTCTCGTCATTCCTCCTGCTGTTCCTGATCGCCGCGCTGAGCGGCCTGCCGGTTCTGCGCAGGCTGCCGCATCCGGACCGGCTCCGGATGCTGCGCCGCCTGGCGACCCACAGCGCGACGCTGCCCGCGGCCCTCATCGCCTCAGCCTTGCTGCTGTCTGGATGTGGAACAGCGCCCTCGCGGGCGCCGACGTACCCGCGGGTGCCTGCGGACTTGCTGACACCTCCGGCGAAGCCTGTGCTGCTGATGCCGGCATCACGGTCGACGACGCCTGGACCAACCACGACATCAACGCCAGGTCATGCGCGGCGGACCGCCTCCGGTATCGCGCGCTGATCGAGTTCCTCACAGAAAGACCCACGCAATGAGCGATCTCCACGCACGCACACAGGAGCTGCTGCTGCTCGGCCAGATCCACGGCCTGGTGCAGGCCATGAAGGACGGACAGGACCGGCAGACCCGCCGCATGGACGGCTTCGACACGCGCTTCGACGCGCTCGACGGGCGGCTTCGCACCGTCGAGCAGCGAGCGGCCGTGTTCGGTGCCGCATCGGGTGGCGCGATGGCCGTCGGCACGGCGCTGCTCGCGGAGGCCGTGAAGCAGTGGTTCCGCAACGGGCCCGGCATCAACTGATCTTTTGCGATGCATCGGTGCGAGGGGCCGGCGGATGTCGGCCTCAGCCAAAAGGGCCTTCGCCGCGACAGTTCATACACCAACCAACGAAGCGATCGATGCAACTCCCCAACCGCAGTCACTCGACTTCCCACACACGCAACGGAGCCCTGGCATGAGCCGTCTCGACACCCTTCGCAGCGCTATCGTGCAGACGCTGAACAACGTGCCCCAGATCGGCCGCGTTCACGACCGCGAGCGCTCCCTGGCCGATGAATCAGCGCAGCGTGCGCTCTTCATGTTCGACCTGCCGGGCGGTGGCCAGCAGCTGCGTGGCTGGTGGCTGCGCCGCACCGCCACCGAAGAGCGCAGCGTGAATGCCGCGGGCCGCGCGATGAGCGTCGACACCTGGACCGTGCACGGCTATCTCGCCTTCGACGACGTCGCCGCCACGGAGCTGGTGTTCGATGCGCTCGTCGAAGACATCCGCGACGCCGTGCGCGCCGACCCCACCTTCGGCGGCGCATGTGCCTCCGGCCCGCTCACCGACGACAAGCGCACCGACGGCGTGCAAGTCGACGGCACCGGCCTGGTCACCTTCTGCGGCGTGCGCTGCCACGGCGTCGCGCTGCAGCTGCGGACCTGGCGCTACCTCTGACTGCACGCAGGCAGACCTTTCCTTTCGACAACCCAAACCAACCAACTGACGGAGAACGCCGACATGGCAAAACTCATGCGCAAGATGGCCATCCTGGCCAAGGCTGAAACGGTACGCGGCACCGACGCGGCGCCCACCGGCGCGGCCAACGCGATCCTGGTGAGCGAAGTCACGCTCACCCCCATCGAAGGCGACGTCGTCCAGCGCGACAACGTGCGCCCCTACTTCGGCTCGCGCGGCTCGGTGCTGGTCACGCAGTACAGCAAGATCGCCTTCTCGGTGGAGATCGCAGGCGTGGCCGCGGCCGGCGACGTGCCCGCGTACGCTGCGCTGATGCGCGGCTGCGCCATCAGCGTCAACACCGCGCCGGGCGTCAGCACCACCTTCACGCCGGCCACCGACGCGCTGGAGTCGCTCACCATCTACGGCAACGTCGACGGCACCGTCTACAAGATGACCGACGCGCACGGCAACGTGAAGGCCACCATCAACGCCAAGGGCATTCCCAAGTG